GTCTAAGATACTTTGTACTTCTACATCTGTAAGAATTGGGTAGTAGGGATTAGCTGTTGTATTACCAATTGAAAGGTTGACTAGCTCAACATCAGATAAACTCATTAGCCAGCACCCTCAAGTCCAGCATCCTCAAGACCCTTAACTCGTGTAGCAAGTGCAACCAATGCATCTTGAACACTACCAGCGATTAGTCCACTTTCAACATCAGCATCAATATCATCAATATCTTTAACTCGTGTAGCAAGAGCAACCAACACCTCTTGAATACCACCAGCGGTTAGTCCACTTGCAACATCAGCAGTGATAGTTACATTGCCAGCTTCGACAGCATCAATAGCTTTCTGTAATTCTTCTACGTTCCACTTCCAACCATTTTGTGTAGCAATAGCCATATTCTTAATCCTCTATAAAGGGTTGCTTTTACACAACCCTTATTGTTATCTCTGTTTAGACTGCTGTTAGTTGAATAACTGCTTCTGGGTCAGACATGAAGTTCAAGAAGTTTGATTCGGCATCAATCTCAATCTTAGTACCACGGCTGTCCACTTCTTCATACCAGTACACTTCATCAGCAGCAGTGTTGATAGATGCGAAAGTTTGCTTAGGTGCAAAGAAAGTACGGAACATACCAGAGGCTTTAGGGAAAGCATAAGCCTTGTTAGCTGGGATGAAACGCTTACTGCCGATAGATCCGCTGTAACGTACAAACACCATACGACCAAACTCAAACACTTGGTAACGACTATCCAAACCACCACTACCCAACTTACCTAACAGCAACTCTTGTGAAGCACCTGCAAAGTTAATGTACTTAACAGCATCCTTAACATAAGGGTGCGAGGTTAGTTTGTCGAAGAACTCAGGAGAGCATAAGCATAAAGTCTGCTCAACAAACTCACCACTCTTGTAACCAGAGTCAACAGCATCAGCAGCAGCGTCTAACATAGTCTTAGGGTCAAGTGCTACGTTAGAGAATGCAATATCAATGTTAGTTTGAGAAACACCAAACTCGTTATACCAGTTGTATGTAGTGCCGTAAGAGGTGCGTAAAGAACCATTAGGAGAATATACTTCACCAGTGGTAATCATCAATGCACGAGCGTACTCTAAGGTGTTAGAGAAGCCACGGCGGATAGTGTTCATCTTGCGTAGACGTGTAGTAGCAACAGTCTCTAAGTCAACACCAGCACGAACATCTTCAAAACTAACAACACCATCAATGTCATTAGGAGTAATCATGTCAGTGATTGGGAAGTGAGGAACTTTCAGAGACAACTCATCACGTTGACCAGAAACCACGTTTGGTGAACGCTCATCCCAGTTACGATCCTCTAGTAAGAACTCTTCTTCAGTGTAACGAGGAACAAGGATTTGTTTCTGGGTTTTATATTCACTGGTGAATAAACCAAGCTGTTGAATCAAACCCCACTGATTAGGGATTACGTTGATTGCCTGAGTTAGTTCTTGTGCTTTTGAAAAACCATCTTTATAAGCTAATACCATTTTAATATTTTCCTTCTAATTATTCAGCAGTTAATGAGTCTTCAACGATTACACCTTGTTTAGCAAGCAATTCTTTCAGCTCACCAAACTTAGCTGCGGTAAGGTTTGCACCTGTAGCATCCGTAGCAATCTCTTTAATGTAATGTTCTTTCAGGATTACTGAGCCACGTACAAACGCAACAGCATTACCAATAGTGGCATTAGTTGACACTGCGTTAGGTACGAAGCCATCTTGAACGCTATAGTTATCACCAAAGACAACAGCAAACTCATTAGCAATAGCTACGTTAGCGGCTGCCGTAATAACTGCATAAGGAGCTAATGGGTCAGCACTCTTAGCACGGAACACCACTTGACCAAACTTGATTGGTGCGTCATCGTCTGGTGGAGTTACGTTGATGGTCTCACGAGCGTAGCCAAGAGAAGGATTAACTTCACTCACCACTAAGTCAGACATTTGTTTTGGGTAAGCGCGATCTGTAAAAGCCATGTATTGATTCCTCTTATTTAGTTTTGTATTGAGCTTGTGCAAGCTCTAAAGTTTTAGACTTAGGTGCGGCAGGTGTATCAACTTCAGCGTTAGCAGAGCCAACTTCAGTGAACAAGCCAGATGAAGCCATAGCCTCTTTCTGCTTCTCAAAGCCTGTGACAACAGCATCAAAAGAAGCATCATCAAGGTTCTCTAGTGAAGCGAACATACTGTCTGCTGTCTCTACGTTTGTAGCTGCCTGTAGGCGTGCTTTACGCTGTTCTTTCACCATAGACACCTTATCGCCAAGGGCTGCGTCTAAAGCTGCTTGTAGCGCTTCCTGAGAGGCTGTAAGCTCACCAACAATAGCTTCCGCTTGTGTTAGCTTGGTTACAACGCCATCAAGCTCTTCCTGCAAAGATACAAAACCAGCTTGAGCCTCACTTAACTGAGCATCCTTAGCTGTCATCTCTAATTGCATTTGTTCTAGTTTCTCTTCCATATTTACCTTGCCACCTTTAATACTTGTCAGAATAGACATCCCCGACTCCTCAGTTAGTGTTGCTAAATAATCCCCAAGCTCTTCATGGGTGTATACTTTGTCTGCTAAACCTAATTCAACAGCATCAGCGCCAAAGAATGTTCTAGCTCCAATATCTAGCAAAGTTTCTTTTGTAACATCACGATATAAAGAGACATGAGATAGGAACTCACCATATAAGGTATCCACCTTGTCTTGAATATCTTGAAGCCACGCTTTGTCCCAATCACCTTCAGCATCAAAGGGAATCTTAGACTTACCTGAATATACATAAGTGCGTTCAACACCCATATTACGTTCAGCCTTGTTAGTATTGCGTAGACCAACCACAACACCGATACTACCAACCTCACCTTGTGGGTTGACAATAATCTCATGGCACACTGCACTGAATACATAACTTGCAGAGAAGCTACCACCATCAACGTATGAGATTAACTTGACGCCTTTCTCATCTGCAATCTTCCTCATCTCTCTAGCAGTTTCAAAGGCCATGTAAGCCTCACCACCATTAGAGTCTTGATCTAAGAGGATAATCTTTGCACCATTAGCAACTAAGTAATCAAACTCAGCTTTAATCTTCTTATAAGAAATACCAGCGTCACCACACAACCCCTGATAGGTTAAGTATGTGAGTGAACCATCAATAGCAATGATCCCAACACCTGTATCTTCGTTATATTCAATAGTCTCCCTATTTACACGATCCTTTTTAATAATGTCCACTTTAAGATTGTGAACACCATTATTCCTATCAGTGAGGTATTCCAACACTTGATCTAAATGAGGTTGTGTAGATAGGAGAGGCTTGTTCTGTAATGATTCGGTAAGCCTAATCAATGCACGAGACATGCTTTCTCCTTTGTTGTATTAAACATTAGTTCTCTTTGTTGGATACACTTGCATCTCCAGCATCTGCACCACCTGTTGATGTGCCTTCAAATGGAGTTTCCAACCCATCTCCACTCCTACTCTCAAATTGAGTTAAGAGTGATAAGAACTGCTCCCTATCCATCGCCTCATCAAACTCAATTGGCAAGCCCAACTCCTCACAAATGTGATTAACAACTTTAGGAGTTTTAGGTAGAAGTCCAACTGCTGCTGTACGTTGTACGGCTAATGAGAATATATCAATATCTTTCTGTTGGATTGGATCATGCTCAAAGTATGGAGTTGTCTCAGTGTCCCAGCCATTCATCTTAAAGATAAGAGGAATTAAATGGTGATTGAGAACATCTTGAATCTCTCTCAACTTACTTTGAATTGCAATCTCACTGATAGTGAACTTGGTTTGACCTAGTGCAAAAGAACCACCACCGCTCTGACCTAAGATAAGGAAGTCTGCTGTCAGTGCTGTTAGAATGCTACGGTTATAACGTTCAATAACTTCATCCACGTTATGTGCTTTCTGACCTAAGACACTTACAACTTCAAACTTAAATACAGGGTTGCCACTCTCATCTGAGATAGCGGGTAATAAGATACCACTCTGTTCACCATTATGGAGTGTGCGAACAATGTTCCTGTAATACTCAGCAACTGCTTGGTCTTCTGGTGAGGCATTAGGGTCAAGGTATTTAGGGTGAATGTAAATCACCTTAAGTCCCCTTAAATCCTGCGAGATGCCAATCATTTCATGTTCTTGTAATGATGTTCGGTACTTCCAATCTTTCCAGCAAGCAACTAAAGGTGATAGTCCAAAAGGATTGTCTTTAATACCACCTGTCTTGAAGTGTAGGATATGTTCTTTCTTTAATAACACCTTACTTTCATTAAGTGCTTCATAACTACCTGCACCGCCAGCATTAGTGGGTATATTCACTTTCTGCCAGAAGCCAACTAAGTCCCTACCTTTATTCTTATACTCTGGAGCGATGATACTATCTTGACTGCGAATAGGTAGTTTCCTAATCCCAACTAAGCCATCATCAAACCTACTACCATACTTCTTGTTGCGGTAGCGTAAAACAATCTCATGGATAGAAAACCCATAACGTACAAATGACACAGCTTGGTTAATGAAGTCATTCCAACTATGATCCATGTCAGTCATACACTCTCGAAGGAACTCAGCTTTAGAATCAAGCTCTCCCTCATGTCCTTTAGGAATCTTTACACGCCACCCAATCCTAGAGATTTGACTCTCAACTAATGACAAGGCAGGAGCGATAGTGGCATCCTTAGACATATCTTTGAGTGTGTGAATCAGGTAAGGCCACCGTAGTTCGTATTGGTGCTCTTCTAATATATTGCCACCCACAACAGTGAGACCATTAAATCCTGTCTCACCCATACTCATTGCTGGTATCTTGTTATCACCTTTAACTAATGTGTCTGTGGTTGTAGATGGGCTTTTGTCACCACCAAAGGTAGCGTCTTCAGCCATTATCTTTCTCCTGTGTGAATGGGTGTTTTTCGGAACTAGAACCTTTACCTAAGTGTAAGGTGTCTAACTGTTTTCCTACTTAGAACTAACTCTACCTAAACACCCTTGTAGTCATGTTTGGTACACTACTTAGATTAAACTCTGGTATCACTAATGAGGATGCTAGAGACATGAAAGCGTCACCTGTTGCATCCGCTAAATCATCGTGATGCTTCCTTCCACCATCAAACTGTTCTAGTTCTGTATAGTAGAAGCTGTTGTCATTAAAAACTTTGTTCTCTAAGTCTGTACAGCACCCCACTAACATACTAATAAGCTCACCTTGTGCAGCAGCACTAAAAGGTCTAAACCTTTCAACCTTGCTTGCTGAAGTGGCTTTAGTGACAGCGTAATACCCAGCCTCTGTAATCTCTTTAATGAGCATTCTAGCTGCTGCTTTACCTGCTGCACCAGAGTCAACGGGGATGATGATATCAACACCCTTGCCGTCTCTCTTAGCATTATCAATAATGTGAGTTGTTACATCCGCATACCTAGCCCTCAACCTAACAGCCTCTAAGATAACATAATCACCATTCTTCAACTTAGCCATCTTAACTGATGCTGTATAGTCTGGGTCGGTGTTTGTGTCACTCTTGAGTGTACCTGCTAAGTCATAAGCTCTTACAGTTTTAACTATCTCACTTTGAGGAGGTGCTTCATTTAGTTCGTGAATCCAACTACGTTTAAAGAATCCTGATGTACTTGGTCTTACGAACCAATTACCGTAATACAGTCTCTGCACCTCAACCCAATCACGAGCCATCAACTTACTAACGTAGTTTGGGTCAGCTTCCATCAAGGGGATATTGTCTGTACAGTTTGCACTGATAAAAGTGAAGCTGCTTGCACCTTGGTTCGGATACCTCTTTTCTAAATCTTCTTTACAGTCAGACCAGATATATGTTCCATTATCCACCACATAGTACCTAACCGTTCCGTCTTTAGCTTGGTTTGGTGTGCCGTCTTCATTCAAGTAGGGTTTAATCCACTCTAATGCAAACCAATCTGGATCAGGGTTACATGTCATAACCATTTGCAGTTTGTGTTTTGCTTTTGCTGATCGTATACGCCCGTAAAGGTATTCAATCTGATACCTAGAGAAGTGTGTGGCCTCATCAAACAACACAAATGAATACTGAGCACCTTGGTGTTTTAAGCAATCTGCATCATTCTCTAAATAAGAGAACTTTAAAGTTGCACCACTTGGGAAAGTTATCTTTAACTCGTTCTGTTGAATCCTTAGATTCTCTAGTCCAAAAACTTTACTGTAAATCTCTACAGCGTTTTCCCACATCCCACCTTGTGCTTTCAGTTCAGCAT